TTTGCTAGGCACTAAGCATGGATCTACTAAAGAACAGCTTGGTATACCGTTGGATGAAATAGCAAAGAAAATGGGCTTTGGTAATTATAAGAGATTAAGATTAAGGTCAGCAACAGAAGATGATATGTACCCAGAGTTAAAACCAGAAGAAGATCAGGAATCAGTACAGGAAAAAAGGCTGGAACCTAAAGATAATAAAAATAAAGAACAAGTACCAGAACCTAAACCTAAACCAAAAAGAAGAGAACTGTAGGAGGCGATCATGTTAAGTGATTTACTTAAGAAAACAGCATGGGCTATACGCCCAGATTCACTGGAACAGATTTATACCATCCTACGCGATCATAAGCTAGGTGAGTTAGATTTGGCAGCTATTGAAGCTAAACTAGGAAAGAACCTAGCCAATACACGTAATGTTGTTATTGAGGATGGAATTGCTATTATACCAATATCAGGGCCGATAGCTAAAAGAATGAACCTGTTCCACAATATATCTGGTGGTACAAGTGCAGAAATGTTGATTAAGGAAATTGACAAAGCCCTTGCAGATGAAGATATTGATGGTATACTACTCAGCATTGATAGTCCTGGTGGAACAGTAGACGGTACTAAGGAAGTAGCTGATTTAATATTTGAATCAAGGGGTATAAAACCTATCTGGGCCTTTGCATCAGGTACGATGGCTAGTGGAGCCTATTGGATAGGTTCACAAGCTGAAAGGGTGTCAGCCTTTGACACTACAGCAATTGGCTCTATAGGAGTCGTTATGAGCCATTACGACTACTCTGAGGCTGATAGTAAGGCTGGTATTAAGCGTACTTTTATTACTGCTGGTAAATATAAGCGTATTGTAAATGATGCAGAGCCATTATCTGCAGATGGTAGAGAATATTTACAAACGATGTTAGATGATTATTACAACCTATTTGTAAGTAGTGTGGCACAAGGTAGGGGAGTGACAGAACAATTTGTATTAAGTGATATGGCAGATGGAAAAATGTTTATAGCTTCAAAAGCAGAAAGAAATAAAATGGTTGATGCTATTGAACCTATAGAAACAACCATGAAACTTTTAAAAGAGGAGGTACAAAAGAGGAAAAATGGTAATGAAGAAACGGTTGAAGAGGAAACAACTAAAAATGAAAACGAAGGAGGTAGTATTGTGAATCTTGCAGAGTTGAAGAAGGCGCATCCAGATTTGGTTGCCCAGATTCAAAATGATACAAGAGAGACGGTTACTGCTGAACTCCAGCCAAGGATTGATGGTTTAACAAAGGAAAATGATACTTTGAAAGCCAGCCATGAAAGTCTTGAGAGTGATGTAAAGGACCTAAAGAAAAAAGATGCTATCCGTACTCATAATGAGTTAGAGAATAGTGTCACAGCCATTTGGGATACTGCCCTCGCAGGTAGTGATATTCCTGAAGATATGCATGGAAAAGTACATGGTTCAATTGGACATAAGCAATTTGTCACTGACGATGTGCTTGATGTAAAAAGTTTCAAAGAGGCTGTTGCTGCTGAGATTACTGATTGGGAAGGAAAGCTTAATGCTTCTTATACTGGTAAGGTTCTTGGAAGTGGCTTAACAAAGAAAACTGAAGTTGCTGATGGTGCAGATACTGCCGAAGATGACGACGCATGGGAAGTTGAAATGCTTAGTTTGGCAGGAGATTCAAAAGCCGTTGAAGCAGCCAAAACTAACTAAAAGGAGGTTACAAAATGGTAAATCGTGGCGATACTCCGCATGTTTATGATGGGCTGCCAGTTGATTACAGTAGACTCCTGTATAGTGAGTTTGATTATGTACTGTCTTTGCCGATTCAGTTATCAGCAGGATATGGCACACTTAAACAGGGCACTGCAATTGCAAAAAACTTGTCTGCACTTACGACAGGAAATAAAGGTCAGTATGTACCTTATAACCCAACCACTGTAGATGATGGTGCTTCATACCAGCCAGGACGTGCATTTTTGATTGACGATATTGCATCTGGTGAGAGTACTTTTCAAGTAACATTGAGTGAAAGTTACAAGTTTAAGGTTGGCGATGATGTTATTATTAATACCGATGCTGCTGCTGCTGTTAATGGTGGTGCAATTACCGCTATTGATAGAACGACCTATAGTCATAAGGCAGAGATTACCTTTACTACTGCAATTACAAATGGTGCCCCAATAGCAGACGCTGCTTGTGCTGCTGTTGAAGCTGGTACTAGTGGTAATGGGTTTTCTGATTGTGTTGGTATTCTTGCTGGTGCTGTAGAAACTGGTACTGGTGAAAATGCTAAAGGTGGAGCAGGAGTACTGATGATAAGTAACTTTACTATGTACTCTGGTATGGCTTGGAACTTTGACGCTGCTGCTATTACTGATCTTAGTGCTGTTGACTTTGGCAAGTATACAGTTGTTAAATAAATCAAAAATTAGGAGGAAAAAAAATGCCGTTAGGAGCAAGTGATATTCCTGATTTGAGATTGAGCAAGCTAACAAAACTTATTGATAAGTTTTCTTCCGCCCCCAATCTCAAATTCGTAAACAGGTATAGTAAACAAAGGGCTGATTCTGACCAGATAGAATGGGAGAGTCAAATAGGTTCTCGTGGTATGGTACCATTTAAGGCACCTGGAGCTAAGACCCCTCAGGGAGCACCGAGAGGTTTGGCTGCACATGCTGCGAAAGCCGCTTTCATGGGCGAGAAGATGTTGTTTGACGAGCAGTTCTTAAACAACCTTCGCGAACCTGGAACAACCAATACAAAGATGAATGCGAAGCGTAAACTGGCTAAAGAACTTTTGCAGTTGCGTTATCGTACTGACCGCAGAAAAGAATGGATGTTTGTGAAAATGTTTTCAGAGGGCACTTTTAGTTACCTTGAAAAAGGTGGCCTTAAATCCACTGTCACATACAATATTCCTTCTGCAAACAAAGTAACCCTTACCACTAATTATAAGTGGGCTGCTGGTAGCACCAAAGATATCCTTAGTGATATTCGTGATGCTAAATCAGTATTGGAAGAAGTTACTGATGCCAGTGAGTTTACGATGATGGTAACTCAGACTGTACTCCGTTACATGGTTGAAGATTCTGGTGTACGTGACCTGTATAAGAGCAGTGCATTTGGTAGGGGCGACCTGTTTGGCAAGGGCAATGATAATGTACTTGGTGTACGTACCGATATCCTTGGTACCATCCTTGACGTTAACATTGAAGTAATTAGGGAAAGGTATACAGTAGAAGCTAGACTTACTGCTGCTGTAACTGCCGATAGTACCACAGTAATTTCTGTAACTGATACTGAGGACTTTGAGGTTGGTGGTACATTAAGATTTTATGATGTATCTGCTGGAACCTATGAAGATGAAACTATAGCTTCAATTCAGACAGAAGCTGGTACCATTACTGTCAGTACTGCACCGTCTTCAAGTTACAAGGCTGGCGAAGATGTTGTATCAATGACTAAGATCTTCATGGATGACGATTTGGCTGTATTTATGCCGACAAGTGGTAAGGTTGAGAATCAGGATATTGCAGACTGGTTTGACGCTCCATTTGGTATTCCAGGAACTTATGGTATTAAACTTGACAACAATCCTGAGTGGGATCCTGAAGCTTACTGGATCAGAGCACAAGCAAAAGGATTGCCAGTACTTTACTTTCCAGAAGCAGTTTATATTCTGAATGTACAGTAAGTATTATTAACACAATCACAGAGGTGAAATGAAATGAGATTAAAAGCTGATACAACCTTAAGAGGCAAAGGAGACGATGGGTTATACGCACATTGGCCGAAAGGCAGTATTTTTGATGATGCTGTTGAACCTATCCCACAGGATATACTAAGTGAGTTTGCAGCAGGAACAGGCACACTTATTAATATTACACCTAAAGGTGGGGGGAGTCCTGCTAAAGCTTCCCCCATTAAGAAAACAAGAACCAAAAAATCCTCTTCACCGAGTAGTAATAAAAAACAAGCAAAGGTTAAAGCGAAAGCTAAATCCCCTGCTAAAACAGCAACTAAAAAGAGTAGTGCCAAAAAGAGTAAAAGAAAAGCATTATAATTGAGGCACGATTATGACTCAAAATGAATTAATAACTAGGCTACGTAGATCCATGAGAGCACAGGTCAATGACCTGGAGGACGATGACTACATTGATGCCGTAGATGATGCCGAACAAGAACTTGGCTGGACATTACC